TCCAACGACTTGTGTTCTTACCGGCCCACTTGCAGGTAATAATTCTTTGTACGCTAAAGCTTGAAACTGAGTTACCGCTTCTGCTAATACAGGGTGAGTTGCACCTGACGCACCTGAAAAAGGTTCAGTTCTATTTTCATATTTGAACCCTAACAAGTCTAATCCTTGAGTGTAAGTTCTTTCCCAATCTTTTCTTGAATTTTTATAATCTGTGTAATTTGAAAATAATTCTGAACTGATAGTCATCAGTTCTCTGTCTTCAACATACTCTGCTAAGTTTGCATTAAAATCAACTTGCGTATCTGTAACCGCATTTGGATCAAAATTAATTTCTGCTCCGCCATCTTCTGTTTCAACAATCTCAGATTCAGCAGCTTGTTCTTTTAACTGCTCTTCCATTTCAACGGCTAAGTTTTCAGTTGTATCTTCTGGTTGTTCAGTTATGTTAGGTAACGTTTTATCTACGGCCATTTTTATTCTCCAATCGTACTGTTTTAGTCTTTTTTGTAGGAACATTCAACCCTTGTGATAGAGGGCCTGATTTTGGTGGTACAGTTGTTGTTAATTTTTTAATCATAGTCATCCGGTTCTGGTGGATCATATACACCATATCTATTTTCAATATCATCGCCAGGATTTCTCTCAATATATTCTTTTTTCTTCAATTGTTCAGTTTGTGCAGCTTTATCAGTCTTGCCTGTTGCAAACTCTTCAACTTGATGCCAGTTACTTGCTGACCCACCTAAATCTGTATCAAGTGGTTCTAAGTCAATATCATAATCATCAGGTCCACTCATTCTTCCAACTGCTCGATCTTCTGTTACAAAAAACTCACCTTCATCAATTTGTTGAATGCCCTCATCTGTTAGACCTTCAACTCTTCTTGGTCTCATGTATAACGAAAACTCACCTTCATTAGCTCCAACACCTAACGCATCTACATCAATTCTTACTTCTCCCGTATCTGGATTTTCAAAAAGATAATATGTGTCTGTCGTATTTGATTCAGGATTTTTAACTTCTAACTTAGTTACATCTTCTCTTCCTGATGTTCTCATCACATTTTCAGGCGGCACATCAATACCTTCAGTTTTTATTTTATCAACTATAGGTGCAAACCATTCAGGTGTTCCTTGACCAGCATTTTCTACAACTTGCTTTGCCGTTGTTGTTTTTGGAACAACCTTGGTTCCTTTACCTGTTCGAAGTCCTGCGATGACAGCAGCGAGCGCTCCTAGCGCTTTTAAAAATCCTCGTCTTGTAAACCCTCCGTCTTTAAATCCAACTCGGCCACCGTCTTGAAATTCTGCTAAATCAAAAACTTCACCTGGCTCACTTGATCCAATAAATGTTTTATTCAGTTGTTCTAAAATGGCTTGTGCAGTTCTTGCTGGTAATCCTTTTTTATTTTCATCATATGATTCTTGTTTTTTCTTCTGCGCAAGTTTATGGGCAGCTGCTGCAATATCTCTATCATTTGATCTTACAAATTTTTCATACACGGCACGGTTTGCCTTTTTTCTTTCTTCCATGTTTTGATAGAAGTCATCATCTAAACCTGGTACCATTTGTTTTTGTTTCAAAGGTAATTCTTTATTGTCTTCATAAGCTCTTTTTGCTGCAATGTAACGAATCACTCTTGGATCGTTGCCAGACATCTCAATTGTCTTTTCATCTTCTGATGTTCCAAGTCCAAGATATCCTAGAGTCGATTCACCAATTAATACATCAAGTGGTTTACCTTCAGCAATACTAGGCAGGAGAAACGCGGTTTCAAATAAAATCTCTGCACCAACTCCACCAAGTATTTTTAATCCCTTCATTCCTTTTGCAACTTTTGCTTTTGCCTTTTCATCTCCAAACTTTGCATCATCTAAAAGTTGTAATCCTTTTGCGTAACACTCAGATCCTCTAGAAAATTTAACTCTTCCACCATCTGCATATTGTCCAGGGCATGCAAGATTAGCGATGGCGTTTGTTGCGTCTTGTGCATCAACTGATGCAAGTTTGTTTTTAATGACATTTACTTGTTCAGGATTTTTACCTACTCTTGTTTCAAGCAATTCACCTAACTCTGAAACTTCTTCTTTTGGAAAACCTGCAGCAGTGTAAAACTTTTGTAAGTTGTCTGAGTTTTGTGCAATTACATTAGCTTCAAATTTGTCTAATTGTTCTGGAGTTAAATCTGCTAATACTCTTGCCTCTGGATTAATTTGATTTACATTTCCAAATCTAAAATAATCGTCTACCACTGACATGTCTGCTTTTAAATTTTGTGATTGAAACTTTTCTCCAATTTGTGGAATATCTATTTTAAGAAGAGGTATTCTTTTTTCTTGCCCTCTAAAATAAGGCTCGTCTCTCGCTGCAATTTTAATTTTATCAATCGCGCCATTTCTAATTTCAGCGAGTTGTTTATTTAGTTGAACAATTTTAGCTTGAGACTCAGGAGTCACTTTTTTACCCACTAGGTCATTTAATTGTTTAAAAATAGAATCATATTTAGATTCTACTTGTGTTGCTAATATATCTCTATTGAGTTTTTTATCTTGAAATACCAATGACTGTAAACCTAATGCATTTGAATTTTTAAATAACTTAGAATACTTTTCTGCCTGTTTTACAGAAACTGCATGGCCTACATCTTCCACTGCTTCTGGAATATAAACATCAAAATTTTGTGAAGCCGTTGCTAATTCTTTTTTAATACGATTTCTAAAATTAAGTAAATTTCTATCTAAACCTTGTTCAAATTTAAGTCTCTGTTTTCCAGAAATACTTTCGCCAATAACCTGCTTTGTTTTAAATTGTTTAGGTAATTTTTTTGCAGCGTCTCCAATATTGTAGTGATTAATTTTTCCTGTAATATTTTTTCTTTTAACACCTGCTTTATTTAAATAATCTACAAAGGTATCTCTTTTTCTTTTTGTACTAACATCAACACCAAATTTTGAAGCTAACTCATTTGCATCCGCAAACACATTTTGTTTTTTAAACGCATCTAATACATTAGGTTGTTTTTTTAATTTTGTAGAAAACTCTGCAGGAGTTTCACCACCAACAACTGCTTGGGTTTGTGTTTTCGAACCTGTTCCAGGTGGTTTAATTCCTTTTCTATCATAAATCGCTTTTATTTTATTTCTACTTTGTCCAAGACTTTCAGATGCTCGACTTAAATTCCCTGCAAAATATTTGTTTGCGTACTTAGTAAAATTAGTTAAAAATTTATCTCTATCGGTTTCTAATAATTTATTTAACGTTTTAGCCTCGCCCCCTTGTGAAAATTCAGGTCTACTGAATGGCTGATTCGCACTTGGAAAGTCTACATCAAGATCAACAATTTCTGGTTGGTAAACCACTCGTCTTAAATGTTTAGGGCGTGTGGAAGCTTTGAGTGCTCGTTTGTATTTTCCGAGTTCCATGAATTACTTTCCTAATAAATAGGCTAATCCACCTGATTTAAATTCGTAGTCAATGTCTTCTGGTTTTTGCATGATAGAATTTGCTGTTCCAAAGTCTTCGCCTGGCTCATCAAAGAAATCAACATACTCGATGTTTTTCATTTTAGAAGTGTCTTCTGGATTTGTATATAACGGATAGTTATCCGGAACAGTTGTTTGTACACCTTCTGCTATTTTTTCTCGTAATGCTTCTAACGTTTCTTCTGGTGTGTCAAAACCCATATCAGTTGCGAGCCCCTCGCCTCGACGTATAAACACTCTAGCATCGTACGCGGCGTCTCGAGTGGCTTGCGGCAATTTATAGTTTTCTTCAATCTCATATCTTAAAATACCTCTTGCTGTATCATAGTCACCAGCTCGAATAGCTTCCTCTGCAGCTTCAAACTTACGATAAGCATCATCCATCAATTCTTTCATTTCAGATTTATCAATGTAAACCGTGTTACCAAATCTTTCATCAACCACTTCAGGGCGTCCTCTTTGCGGTCCACCAGGTGTCTCGCCACCTTCTTTAGATTGTCTTGCTTGTACGTTTTGTGCTTCTAATTTTTTTCTAACTGCAGCTTCTGCTTTTTCTTTATCCTTCAAAGGTAAAGCTTCAATTTCTGCTCTTGGTAATTTTCTTTCGTCAACAGTACTAAAAGTTGGCTGCGTGTCGCGCGCTTTTAAAGCCTCGTTATTAAGATAGTCATTGATCAGCTCGTCGCCTGATTTTTCAGTTGTCTTTTCCATGACAGTAATGTCGTCGACATTCTTGCCTTTGTTCATATCAATATTGTAAGTGAGTGCTCCGTCAAAGACTTCACGGGCTTGTTTTTCAACTTGGTCTAATTCTTTTCCAGCAGGGAATCTTTTGTTACTTCTAACAAATACCTTAATTAAAGCTTGATATATTTTTTCTATTGCGCCCATCTATTAATTTCCCATTTATGGTTGGTTTTATCCAAACCATATTAATAATACGTTTTTGGGGCAGATTCAACAGTTTCTTCAACATAGTCTTCAGGGTGTTCAAGAAATCCTCCTTGTCTAAAGCGCATAACAGCTTGTGTCGTACTATCGACTAAATCATCATAGTCGCCGTACGGAAATGCTGCACATTCCTCAATTACCTCTTGAGCGAAAGCTTTTTCGGTGGGCGCCCATATGCATCCACTTTCAAATAGAGGTGCAACTGAGTTAACTCTTGTATGCTTATCATTTCCTTTCGATGGTGTAAAGTTTACAACTGGTATACCCATCTGACGTAATTCATAGGTTAACGGGAGTCCTGATGCTTTAGATTCAATAATCACAGTTTCTGGAGTCCAGTAATCATATTGTTCTTTTGCGACACGGCGGAGTTCGGGGAACTCGTATCTATCTTTTACTGCATCGAGTAAAAGTAATTGTGGGCCGTTATACCTTTCATCATAGAAAACACCCCACGTTGTAATTGCAGAATAGTCGGCTGTTTCTTTTTTCATAAATGCTGTGTCGTAAGATTGTATAACGTGAGTGAGTGGTGGCATGGTATCTGATTCCCAATTGTTCCACCATTCTCTTTTAATAATTGATCCCTCTTCTGAAGTTGGATTCTGCATCCACTGTGCATTCCATTTACCAATAGACAAAGATGCTTTGACAGACAGTAGTTCATCTTTCTTCCAAAACTCTGGCCAGACAGGTTCACCTGATGGCATGATAGCAGGAAACTCAATCACATCCCATTGATCTGCTTTTGTCTCGCCAGATGCTTTTAATAATTTTCCTGTTAGATCTTTTGTACTCCATCTTGTCATGACAAGTACGATTGTTCCACCAGGTTGCAAACGTTGACGTGGACCTGATGTATACCATTCGTAAGCTCGTTCTAATGCATCCGCATTCATTGCGTCTTGCTCAGAGTGTGGGTCATCAATAATTAAAAGGTCAGCACCTCTTCCTGTTATCGCCGACCCAACACCCGCTGCATAGTACTCACCTCCTTGCTGGGTTTCCCATTTACCCGCAGCTTGTGAATCTTGCCTGAGTCTTGTTTCAAATACTTGTGTATACTCAGGGCTATCCATTAGTGTTTTAGCTTTACGTCCAAAACGTACTGCGAGTTCGGTAGTGTGTGTCGACTGGATGATTTTGAGTTTCGGATTTCTTCCGATCATCCATGCTGGTAACATAAAAGAACTAAATTCAGATTTTGTATGCCTTGGTGGCATATTAATGATGACACGCTTTAATTCACCTCTTGCAATTTTATTAAATTTTTCTGCAATAATTTTATGATGGGACCCTTCTATAAATTCTGGCCAAACATGTTTTACAAAACACATAAAATCATTTTGTATCTTAGATTCTTTTTTCTTTTCTGCATGACGCAGAAACATTTTCATAAAATCTTTTTTAACGTCGGGTGGTAAATTTTTTATCTTTTCTAAATCGATTTGCATAATTTTTCCGCAAAATTTTTTAGGTTTAATTTTGGAACCTAGAATGATTTTAGACCATATCTATGTATAAAACAAGGCATAAAGGGGCAGGCCACGGGACCCCTTTATGTAATACATAAAAAGAAAAAAGACGCGACCCTAATTTAGGATCGCGTCTGGTACCTCTATTGACTGCTATTGATTTATTTCTGTGATTGTAGTTTCAACTCGCGGACCCCAATACTCATTCTGTACAGTTTTCTTGGTTACCTCTACCGGTGTTTCGAGCGGCTCGCTTCTAGGCTCTAGTGCAATGATCTCTCTTAAATGTTTATCAATGAAGTCATGCTTGCACCGGTCATCACAAAAGACATGCCAATGCTTTGTTCCCCATTCCTGATTCCACCAACCTTTCTTACTTACCTTTCTGGTCCTCAATACCTTGTTACCTTTCACACCTCTAATTCTAGATTGAGTGTGATAGGTATGGCAGTTAGGTCCATGACAATAATTCCACTCACTCATTTTCTATTCCTTTCATTAAACTCAAACCTTGCTCTTTTATTCTGCTCATCAATCTCTTCCAAGGTAGAGATACAACCTATTATTCCAATTAAGCATATGGATAGTATGCATAATGTAAACA